AGGCGCTTAATTTCTTTCCTGCTTTTACCAATAGCATCCATACGGATCAACAGCCAATCAATGACTGGGGTGATCTGAGCCGCTTCCCGGATCCGCTGTATGATCTCAGACATAACCGATAATTCCAATGCCGTCATGGTACGCTCTAATGGCTTTGGCAACTTCTCCAGTTCCTCAGGTGTCATACGACCATCCTATACGTGCCGTCCGACACGGTAAACTCAAAATGACACTCACTGTAATTGATTTTTTTCATATCCTCACTCCTCTGTCAATGCTGGTTCCGGCAGATTTTTTGCCGCCTCTTCCAGCGTCTCCCCGTACCACTTACTGCGGTACTCAGCCAATGACATTACGCCCATAGCCACATCCTGCCGGTCTGTCTGCCGCTCCGTTTCCGCATCCACGATGATACTGTCATCCCAAACAAAGGATACCTGATAATCATTTCCCGGAGGGATCAGGCCATACAGCACCGCCCAGAAGTTCATTGCGTACACCAGATCTTCCAGAGCTCGCTGTAAAGCCATCTGCGTGTCAGATACGAATGTATAGGACCGCTGTTTGCTGACCTTGATCTCTGTGGCCGTCTTATCCACATTCTGGGGATCTGACAGGGTGCCATATGCCAGATTGCAGGCAAACTCAATCAGCCGCAGCTGGGCATTGAATCCGTTAAACAGGGCGGTATCTCGAATTCCGGGAGAAAATGTATCAATAAGCGGCTTGTCTGTGGCTCCTCCCCCGTAGTTCTACTCCCGATATAATCGTTTTTTTCCTCCCGGATATTCAAACTTATCCCTGTCTTTGTTGTATTTCAGCATACTCTCAGCAATATGAACCGCAAGCTGCGTGCCCTCATACTCCCAGCAGATATTTGAGTACCTCCGGTCCGCTTCCGCTACCAGCTCGTCTGCTCTGGAATATACCGATACCCCCAACGGGCTGTCTGTGTCCTCCGCATTTGCCATAGGTACCTTGAAATACCCAAACAGGAGCCTGTCCGATCCCGCAAGCGATATCTCCGGTACCAATTCAGACCAGCGGTCCACGCTGCTGACCTCGAGCTCTGTTCCCAGGCTGTAATCGTTGGTAGCCACGAAAGCCCTGTTTGTGATGTGGATTACATCATTCTGCAGCGTATGTACTTCCAGCCGGGTATATATCTTCTTTCCTTTTCGGAACTGTTCCGTAAACACGCATTGCATGATCCGGCCCGAATCATCGAACGACAGCGGGAAAAAGCTGTCTGCCTGCACATACTGGATTGCAAGCCCTGTTTTAGTCATATACGGTTTAAGAATCAGGCCACCCTTTGCGCACCCGTATTCCACATAGCGCCGCAGATCAGCCAGCACCTTTTTCTGGTACTCCTGATTCAGATATTCAGCCGCCGCGCCGCCGGTTATCTCCGACTGCATCTCCAATGTCACCAATCTTGCAATCTCTGAGGCGATAGCTGCCGGTATCTGTGCGCTCTTGACTGTTTCCCGGTCTACCCAGGGAGCATGATTCTCGTACATGGCTGTCCATAACTCAATCGCAGAGGCCATCTGAGAAGTCAGGCATACATCTATCTGCGTGTCGGAATTCTGATTCAATATCTCTGTGATCGCTGTCAGCATTTTTGAAAATTTCATCCTCATCACCTCTATTCATACCGGATAAACCGGCTGATATCCCGCTCAAATGTGTACTCAAACGCGTCCAGTGTATCTATATCACTGGTACCATCATCCAGCCTCACATCTTCCACAAGACTCTTTTTCTCATCCCACAGTGCAGTAGTAAGGGCATCCTCCAGCGTCTGGCACTGATCTTTCATGTAAGAAAAGCGGTGCTGGCTGAGCATCCGCTGCGTAAAACGTATCCGGTCATTGATTGTTGTCTTAAGTGCGTTCTCAATCCGGATCCATCCAAAACCCGACTTCCTGACAGCCGTCCTCAGTCCTGCAATCAGCGTCTGCTCTGCGCTGTCGCAGTAAACAGCAGTAATGAAGCCGTATAGGTTGATGATCTTCAGACAGAAGTCTACGAACAGATTCCCCAGCTTATCCGGGTCAATGCTTCCGTTTTTGCTCATATGGCGCTCACTGGCAAGGGCAGTAATACTGTGGTAAGCCCTGGAATATGCTGTAGCCACAAATGCGTGGCCGGAGCCGGAACCGCCAAAGTCGACGCCGATATTGATCTGCATGATACTCTTAGGCTTTTCATAGATTGCAAAGGGATTAACCCCTCCACTGGATACTGCGTCGCACATCAGCTTATACACAGATCCTTCTGCCGCAACCCACAGCCCACGGATGTACCGGTCATATAGGACCGTCCCTTTGTACTCCTTACAAAGCTCATCCACAAATACAGGGCTTACAAATGGATTGTCAAAAAGTTCATACTTCTGGCAGTAAATATCAGCGTCTGAATCCAGAAACTGCTTAAACCAGTGCTGCGGGGCATCCGGGTTGCACGCCCCATCAAAACAGGAATATGGCTTATCAAGACGGGATTTAAGCATATTAAATACGTCCTGGTTCCAATCCACCACCTCATCACCATAGCAGTATTTCAGTGAAGACCCCCGGATCTTAGATACCTGACTGACCTTTTCGGCCCCGAGGCAGTAAACATCCTCGCCAAACATCGGGCAAATGTTCTGGGAATTGATATCTCCCACAAGATTTGTACCCCAGATTCGTTGTAATGGTTCGATGATGTTACGCTGGATCGTGCCCTTAGACACGCCCAGAATTGCCACCAGGCCCTCTTTTCCGGCTCTGGCACGGATTCTCTTGGGAATTACATAATAGTCCATATAAGTCTTTCCAGAACGTGTAGCGCCTACCTTGATATTCCAGCGGTGGTTTGCGTTCTGGAAAAACTCCTGCTGCTTATCGGAAAATGGCATATCACACAACCCCTTTGATCTCACTCAGAACCTCATCCAGGCGGCTCAGCTCTGCGTCATTGTCTGTCCCTTTCAGCTTATCCGTCTGGGCTTTGATCTGGGCGATGCGGGCTCTCTGCTCCTCGCTGGCCAGATCCATGTGATTCGCCAGCCAATCCAATGCCTTCATACGGTCAGCCAGTTTTATACTTGCCCCATCTTTGCCCTGTTTCACCTCAGTAATCAATGTACCGTCTACCTCCGCTGATTCCCGGAAGCGGACTGTATTGACCTCTTTCATCAGTGGGGTTTTCTCTCCTGTCTCCGGATCTTTTATCTCCACCGGTCCAAAAGCTCCCATAACCTGGATTTCCTCCCGGCCAAATTCTACATAGTCCGTAATGTCTGCAAATGCAATATCCATGTACTTCTGAAAGATATCGTGCTCATCCAACAGCTCACGATTGAGCCTACTTTGTTTAAGACGCATGATTTCGTCACGCACTCCATCATTCTCCAACAACCGATACCCTATTGATGCAGCCGTATCATAGCTACAGCCATATGCTTTCTGATACGCTTTGGTCGCATTAAAACATCGGACATAATGCAAACAAAAAAGCCGCTGCTTGTCAGTGAGTTCGAGGTTTTCCATAACCTGTTCCACATCCTCCGCAATGACCTTTCCTCTTTTCTGCTTTCTGTTCGTTTTATTTGCCGAACGCTCATTATTTTTATCCGAACGCTCGCCATCCCACTTGTAAGTGGATTTCCATCGGCGAACCGTTCCTTCCGGCAGGTTTAGTTGACTTGCAATCTCAACTAATTTTGTTCCCTGAAGGTACATGGCTTTCGCCTGTGTAATTCTTGAATCTGGCGCTCTCGCCATGCTGTCTCACCTCGATTCGTCAGTTTTGGTAAAAGAAAAGAGATAGCCGGGGCCACCTCCAATCAATATCTTGTATTTATTTAAATACTATCCACAATATGTCGACAAAAAGAGAGCCTCCGCCAAAGCAGGGACCCATACAAAGGAGAAATTACAAAATGGTTTATCCATCCAAACGGATCCTACAGGAATCGAACCTGTGACACGGTGGTTAACAGCCACCTGCTCTGCCAGCTGAGCTAAGGATCCATAGCCAGACGATCCGGTCACCGGGCTGTGACACCCGGCGACCGACTGGGGCTAAGTGTAAGCCGTCGCCTGTATGCCTTTGGCTTCATGGTACACTATAACATTTTAAAAACGAACAGTGTGAACAAATCGAACAAACTTTACGCCGCTAAGATAAATCTTTCAAATTCCATCCTTACACTATCCGCTGTAGCCTTCCTCCCCATCTTCACAGCCACCTGCGCCCAGGTCATATCGTCAAATACTCTGTACCTAATTATCCGCTGCATTCTGGGTGCAACTGTATTGAGCCATGTTTCCACTTGGCGCTTGATTCTCTCCGCATTTCGGATCCGCTCCGCCAGCAGCTCCTCCATACGGTCCAGCTCGTCCGGATCCTTAACGGTAGCATACCCAAGTCCCTCCAGATGGTAGGTCTGCAACGTGTAGGGAAACTCCTGTGCCGACCCTTTGACACTATCCTTCTGTATCTGCCTGCGGCGCTTGCGCAACTTCCCGATCTCCTCCTTGGTGTCCTTGATCAGCTCACACGCATCTATGTACTGCTCCAAAATCTGCTTGTCCAACGGTATCACCTCCCATCTGGAAACCTCTTCCTATACTCCCTGTGCCCCTCCAGGTATTGCTCTGCCTTCCTCTGTTTGCCTAATAGCTGACGCAACTCATTCAGAAACTTCTGGCCGGACTGGCTCTGAAAATACTGGGCGAATGTCTCATACATTTTTGCTGTGTCCTTATGTTCACGGCGAACTCTCCGGCTGTTCCAGAGTTTCAAAGCCTCATTATGTAAGTCATACTTGTTATCTGTAAATTCCAATGCGTGGAGAAGATCCT